ACGTCTCGAAAGAGATCAATGACGGCGTTGCCAGAAAGTTGATACCTTTCCCAGCAAAAACAATGAAAGTGAAAATCATCAATAACTCGTTGCTCGACGAGCTTCTTGGTGATATTTGACAGAGTCACCCCCGCTGTTCTAGCATTCCAGGAAATATCAACTTCCATCTGTCTCTTTCCACCGACCAGCGGTAGTGAAGAGAACTCGACTTTGAACCTTTGGAGAAATAAATCCCTAATTGTAGGCACGAAACGAAACTCATAGGCATAACCAATGGCCTTACCGGCCATGTAGGCGTTATCGCTAAGAGCCTGGTTTCTGTTAGCACGCATATTGAAGCGCCCAAGCGCCTTACCGAGGATGGGGACCGTGAGGTGCACCCGGCCCTCGGCAGGGACGAAAAACTTGCTAAGGAAGGTGGCCTTCCATAGAAGTTCATGACGCAACACTTTTGCCTCCATCTTAGCCTCAGCCGCAATGGAAACATAAGTCTTGACTGCGTACTTACATACTCCACGTACGATCGCCAACATGTCATCACCCATAATCATGGCTCGACATGACCTAATCTTTGCAGTCTTAAGAAAAGCCCAAAGTATACAACCATTCCAAAACGTGTTTCGAAAGGTGGTATCAGTGGCGCCCGTCGGAAGCTGATTCTCAAGCGTGGCTGAGATGCCCTGTTTACTTGACTTAACTGTGAATTTATTCGTCTTCAAGTGAAGGCGAACAAACCACTCAGGACACCCCAACACACGCATGAAAGCCACTTCCAATAGCATGACGTCACTGCATTGGAACTTATCGTTAGATGAAAAGTCGGCCTCGAGCCAATATTCATCGGCCTCTTGTCTTTCCAGATGTGCCGTATAATCAGTAGGTGTCTTTTTATAACTTGTACGAAACCTAAAATCGCCACGCATACCCTCAAGGCAAATGTCGAACCTGCGCATGAGCTCATTAAAAATGGGCCCAGAAATAACATTGTACAGGTCACTGCCCTTGAAGATAACACGTGGCGCCCAATTAGGTTTATGAGTAACTAGAAGCGCTTCGACTTTAACGAAAACATCTTTATGCGAATAATCTTTAATGGTGGCGTCGCACAACCGGTGTAACGCCGCCTCCATTCTAGCTTGTTTTTCGAAACCAAACTTAGCTAGCCAATTCTTATAAAGCATCTCGTTCCAATCGAATGATTCTAGTTGCTCGGGACAGACATGTGAAACAAAATCCATGCTGTGTTTGACAATCCTCGGCGTTGCCCGCGCGGCGCTATGATAATTACATCTCTTCCTAAATGCGGCAATTGTGTTATGCCACCCATTATCAGGAACTACAGGATGCAAATTCCTGAGTAGGGGCCCTAATTGAACTTGGGGCTCCTTGGCAATCAACATGCTTCGTGGAAGACGCATGTTGACGCCCTTGATGGGCGAGATGATAGGATTAGCAATTTCATGGTACTTAGCTGTGGCTGGAACAAAACTATAGCGGTGGGGCCCTCGCAGCATGCTGAGCCAGGCTGCGAGGCTACGGGTCGGTGTTGGTGTTGGTGTTGGTGTTGGCGTT